ACCTTCCTGCTTCGGGTCATCTATAGGCGTGGACATGGTGTCGGCCCCGTTAGGATCGTACGAGTTCATTGAATTTTAAGAGGAAATTCATTTGGCCTTTTTTACAACAAGTGTGGTTGAGCCACGGGGGCGAGGCGCCGCCTGTGCAGGCCCCGCCTGGGCCGCCCGGGGGTTATAGAAGCGCTGGTGATACTGCCAGAACGCCGCACCGCCGACCCGGAAGTTTCGGCGAACAGGCGCCTTGTACCAGAAGACGCAATCGGTAACCTTGTTGGACTTGGCCGTGTTGTCGAGGACGAGGCACTCGTAGTTCTCGGTGCAAGCGTCCATGACCTGTCCGAACATGTCGTACGTAGGAAACACGCCAAAGAACGCCTTGTAGAGGTTCTCACGGTTCTGGCGGACGTTGTCTCTCAGGGCAAAAACGTAATCAACGTTCGTGCGGATCATGGGCGTCATATCCATACAGTACTGAGTCGTCATCATGAAGAAGATCTTCCAGTGGCGGCCGTTCATGAAGAGCTGGCGGATGCACGTGTCGCGCATGAAGGACCGGTCATACATGCAGTCGTCCATAAGCAAGAATACGGCCGGGGTCCGGTCTTTACCCATGACCTTCACCAGACGCTTCTGGCGCTCTATGAGCTTTTCGAGAGCCTCCTTGTTGTAGTCTCCATAGACGAACAGGTCAGGAATGAACTGTTTGTAGTGCCCGTTACCATCTTCCGTGCCCGACATGGCGATCCCGGCGGCCAAGTGCTTCTTGTGCCACAGAATGTCCGTGACGAGAGTCGATTTGCCTGTTCCACGCTTACCGATGAAAACGCAAACCTTGTCGTCCCCCATAGTGCTCGGGTCGAATTTCTTGAGCTGAAGGCTCATCCTGTAATTGGGCGGCCTTTTTTGAGTTGTGCTGGAGCGCACGGAAAACAATGTTTTCCTTTACTAGAGATGTCGGCTGGATATATTCAGCTGGCAGCGATTGGGCAACAGGATGCCTACCTCACAGGCGAGCCCCAAGTGACGTACTTCTTGGGCGTGTACCGCCGGCACACACCTTTCGTCCTCGAAGCTTACGACATCCCATTTTTGGATCAAAAAATCTCTTACAATCGGAATCACATCTGTCGCATCCCTCCAAAGGGCGACCTGGTCAGGTCGGTAATGCTCAAGGTGACCCTTCCGGCTCTCAAGACGACCGGAACCGACTGGTACTGGCCGATTCCACCTAGCGTGTCCAACGCTGCGACCCTTGTTTTCAACGGAAATTACACACTGGCCAACGTCGCCCCCTTTTCAGGTATTGATTGGTACTCGACTTTTAACCAGACGAACTGGCTGAACGGTTCGGGAACGGCCGGAGTTTTCAATCCCAATGTAGCCTACGTGGCTGGGACCAACAAATTCGCCTTTTCGAACGTGACCAACGTATGGGTCCTGACATATACCGCAGGTCAAACGAACGTGGGCGTCTTCTGGGGACTTGATCCGCGATTCGCTAATGGTCAGGTGACGGCCGGTGGCGATACGTACTACATATACAATGTGGGTCCGGCGGGGCGCGTGTCGGATTTCACGCTCGAGCAGGCTGGGTGGTTGCGCAACCCGGGTACTGGATTGCCCGACCCACCAGCTAGACCTGGTCTGTTTTTGAATCTAAATCAGTCCTTGCCTGCTCCCGCATCTGGTTATATCAACTTCGGTTCACCTGGCGGCATCTCGAGATGGACCAATTACGATTCGACCCCTCTATTCTCGGTGACTTCCGGTGGTCGGATTCACTTCACGGAGACTGGACTGTACATCATGCGTGTAGGCCTCGGAATGGACTCGGGATCCGTGTCCAACGTCGCGTGGGGAAGTTCTGCGGGCGATGGCGTACCAGCGCCAGTCAATTTCACGTATTCATACCCATGGCGCGTGTCCACCAACCCCTCGACACCCACCGTTTTCCCTATGAACATTACGGACACAAATTCGAACATCTACGTGTACGCCTCGGGCACGGGCTCCAATTTCGTCGCTAATTCTTACGTCTCAATCAACAAGGCTGATTACTACATGTCCATTAGCTCGCCTTACGGCCCGGGCGTCGCCTTGCCCTCGACCGGCTCGGCGACCATCCCTTTCTATTCGAACATAGTGAACACCGGGTCGGGTTTTGCAACCTTCGCAACGGACGGTTCGAACAAGTTCGTGATCAACAACACGGGTCAGCTGCTCGTGACCGGCACGATCTACATGGAGTCGAACTACGTCTCGAACGTTCAGTTGATGGAGGGGGCAAATACCCTCTACACGTACGACATGTCGGCTCAGGGTCGCGACCCGACATTCACTTTTTCGATGCCCGTAAATGTGACTGACGTGGACCGGCTTTACTACGTGAATGTCGCCACCGCCAACAACTTGACCACGTCTCAGAACTTTCCGAGCGTGACGCCGACCGGCGCGGGCTCCACACGTCAATGGACCGTCCAGACGCATCTTGGCCAATTCCTCATGAACGCGAGTACTGAGAGCTCGACGCAGGCGGCATGGAAAGGGTTCAAGGCGGGTGATTACTGGCAGGCGTCCACTCCGGGTCTATATTCGACCTCAGGCCCGTCTTTCAGTTACTTGGGTGGAGTTTCGACCGCCGCGCCCGTGACGACCATCAACGGCGAGTGGTTGGAGTTGGGTTCACCGGTCAATATAATCCTCACTTCGGTGAAGATAACCTCGCCAAGTGCTGACCTGGCTCCAGGTGAGTGCTACATTCTGGGCAATAGCGTCGACACCAACTCCGGATGGACAATTCTCAACGGCCCCACGACCCTCACCAGTGTGAATCAGACCGTCACGGTTTCTGGTGCGAGTGAATTCAGGTGGTTCCGGGTCGTGTTCACTAAAGCCCTAAACGGCACCGCCGGGACGAAACCAGCTGTGAACTTGGTCTTGACGGGTAGGGCCAGGGCGACGGTAATGCTCAATAATAGCTTTTTTATAGTTAGTCAAATTGGTCTGGCTAGCGGTAGTGCTGCCGCTAGCATCGTTTTGCCTTACAACGGCATCATGTTGCGACCGAGCACGACGACCCTCAAATCTCCACTCGAAATTACGACAGATTTCACGACCCTAGGTAACGTGTTCAATATCTCGAACATCACGACGACCAATACCCTGATTTTCAGCAACGTCGGAATGTACACGGTAACGGGCGCAATTTGCACAGCAGACCAAGTCACCTCCGTGACGGTGTCCGATTCTCTAGGTGGTAATGTGACTTATCCCATTTCACTCGGCATGCTCCCGCCCTATACGATCAATTTGCCTTTTAGGGTTGAAAATACGGACGCCCAGTACTCCATCAGCCTTACGACGAACGGGATCACCGTCGCACCCAATCTCTTTTCGAACACCTTCTTGGCCGTATACCCCCTTTCTTCCAACGCGTCGACCGCAACGAGTTTCAATTACTACGACTCTGTCGCAACCTTGGTCGTGAAATCGGCCGAACTCAAGATTGGTGGCCAAAGCATCGAGACGCTCACGGGGGAATACATAGAGCTATGGAATGACCTGAACGTCACTTATGAAAATCAACCGGCTCTCAAACTCCTAACAGGCAAGGGTGACACGGCGACCCAGATTATCGCCGCCCGAACATACTACCTCAATTTGCCCTTTTATTTCTTCAACCGACCTGAACTTGCCATCCCGCTCGTGTCTCTGGGCCGCCAAGATGTTGAGATCCACGTGAATTTCAATGCATTTTCGAATTTGACCGCGATAACGGGTATAGTCAATCCGACGCTCGATGCGACTATCATCACCGAGTACGTATACCTTTCTGAACCAGAGATCAATTGGTTTCGTAATAACCGCGTCGAGCAGGTCATACTCCAGCGCCAGTACGCGTCGTTCCTACTTCCGGCCAACTTCACCTCGGGCGTGTTCAACCTCGATTTTAGAAATCCAATCCGCGAGATGTTCTTCGTGATTCAGGTTGACGGGACTCTTCCTTATGATTATAGCGGAAATGGTCTTCAGAGTATAGGTCTGAGCTTCAATGGATATAACGCCATGAGCACAGCCGCGAACGATGCAGTGGCCCTTGGAGCCCTCGAGCCTTTCAATCACCATCCCAACTTTCCGACGCGCCCCTTCTACATGCATTCATTCTGTGCGAATCCAAGCAATCCAGCGCCGTCCGGCTATGTGAACTTTAGTCGAATCAAACAGGTTCTCTTGACCGTGAATACCGACGCCAACGCTCTCGCCAAGCAATTAAGACTGGCCTTCGTGAGTCATAACGTGTTGCGGTTCGAAAACGGCCTAGCCGGCCTCATGTTCAATTCGGGCTAAATAAGTTCTTCCCTTTTATTAGGAATGGCCGCTCGAGCCAGTTTAGCCGCCCTAGGCAAGGAGGACGTGATCCTGAGCGGTGAGCCCGAAGTGACGTACTTCGTCGAGCGATACAAGGGTCACACTCCATTCGCTCAGCGTGTCGACCCGGTCAATTTTCAGGCAGATTACGTGTACTTGGGTGCCGAGTCCTACGCGATCCTGCCTCGTTCAGGTGATCTCATTTCAAAAATGTATCTCAAAATTAATTTCCCCGTTGATCAACTCGGCTCATCGGTGTTTCGTGATTCGGTCGGGACACTCATGATCGACTACGTGGAGCTTTATATAGGGTCCCGCCTCGTGGAGCGCTTCTGGGGCGAGTTCTTGGCTCTCAAATGGGACCTCGAGGTGCCTCAGGCCAAACAGGGGGCACTGACGGGCCTCATAGGCAAAGGGACGCGAGCGGCCGCTTCGAGCTACACGGTGCCTTTACCATTTTCGATCCTAAAAAAGGGCCTGCCGATCTGTGCATTTCAGGAGGACGTCACGGTCCGGCTAGGCCTCCATCCTTCGACCGTCTTCACTTCCCCGGCCATATCAATCTCGCCACAACTCGACGTAGAACTCGACGTCGAGTACACGTACCTGTCTGACCCAGAAGTCCAGTTCATCCAGTCGAAACCCCTGCTTTACATATTCGAACAGCTCCAGAAGAATGAATTTTTCACACCCCAAGGCGTCAACGCCATCACGTGCCCCTTGAGCATTATCAATTCCGTCAAAGAAATGTACTTGACTATCCAGAACGACTCGGCCTCAGGGTACGACTATAGCAACGTGACCAACGGGTCGACTGATCAGCTCAGTAATTTGGTCATGTTCTTCAATTCGACAGACCGAATCTCGGCCGATGTCGGTACCCCAATTTTCCTCAGAAATATACAGGCTCTTGAATTTCATACACGTGTTCCAGAATACCTGTTCTACATGTACTCGTTTAGCCTCGACCCGGAATCGGACGAACCGACCGGACATGTGAATTTTTCAAGAATAGATCAGAAGAACTTGGCCCTGAACCTGAACCCGAGCCTGGCCAATAGGTACATCACGATCTATGCCCTGAGTTACAACTTCTTGATGGTCGGAAACGCGACGGCTGACGTTATATTTAAAAACTACATCTCGTAAATGGAGGCTGCGGCTATGGACATCTTTCTGCCCATTATGGAATCGGCCGTGGTCCTGGCCGCACACTACTGCAAGGCGGCCGGTCGCGATTGTGTCCAGGGTGACGACATGCGCATTGGCCTCATGTTCGCCGCACGCAACGTCACAGGCAAGCACCTCGGCACCCTGTACCCCGAGGTTTACGAGGACGACGCCGACTCGGTCACGGACGACGAGGCCGAGCTCGAGGAACCCACATGGACTCGCTACGAGGGCACGGAGGATGAGGTGGCCCGGAAAATGAATGAATGTGCTGATACATGGGATGAATGGGAGCCCGAGACCCCCACCGAGCGTGCGCTAAAAAATGCAGTAGACAAACAGCGCCAAGATTAGTAGATGGACTGGGAGTCCGATGAGGACTTTGAAGAAGATCAAAAGCCCAAGTACTTCACGATACTCTCAGAAGAGGAATACGAGGACGAAGACGGTCCAGAGTCCTATGAACGAACCCCACTTCAGGACAATTTTGAAGACCCAGATCCTAGCCCTGAAATACAGGGCTGGGATCCACGCGAGGCGCATGATTTTTTTCGAATAAGATAGTAACAATGGCCTCTGCTCTTTCCGGTATCGCTCTTCAGCTCGAGACCCAGTCCGTCAACTCCATCATCGCCGGTTTCTCGTTCGCGAGCGCCATCGCGTGGATGGATGTGGTCCGCTGGGCCATCAGCCAGATTGTCCAAGTGAACAAGAACGGTGGTCAGTACTACCTGCTGTCTGCCCTGTTCACGACCCTGCTAGCCATCATCGTGTTCATGCTCGCCAAGACCTTCATCAAGAATGTGGAGATCAAGGAGCCGGGCCAGCCCATGTACGCAGTGACCCGTGCGTGAGCGTAGCTCACTTGAGCGGAACGACCTTCACTGGAGCCGCCGGAACGACTTGCGACGCAGGCCGCTCCCCGAACGTTTTCCATGCAAAAATAGCGCCAACTAGAACCAGGACGATGATCCACCACTGAACCTTCGGCCGAGGAGCTTCCTTCTCCGCCTTTGGAATCTGAAAAGTCATCGCCTCTACAATTCGTCTAATCTCGACGTCTTGTAGAGGTGGCGGAGGCGGCAAACGCCGTTCCTCGTCATCAGTCACATGGAGCCGAAGCACGAATGCATTCGTGTCCCACCCACGGAAATTCAGGGGCGTGCCCGTCTTATCGTACCAACGAACCGTCAGTCTCTGGAGGACCCCTATGGGCTCGGGATAATCGACTGAAATCTTGTAGTCCTTTTTCTCATGGAAATTCTTGATGCACCCGGAGGCTACATCCATGATGATGGGCGCAAAGTTCCTCGTGGCATTCGATCCACTGAACGTCCCGGTCGCACTGTCGATAGATTTTGCATCCAAATTCCAAGGGGTCCGGAGTTCATCAATATCCAGGAAAACGTATTCGTTCAGACTCAGATCAACGAGGGTCGGGGATCTCACGATGTATTTGCCTGTAAACCCAGGGTCTGAAGTTCCGGCCAGGGCGGCCGTGTATGTCACCCCTTGACTCAGACCGACCATCCGGGCCAGCTCACTCGACTGAATTGTGATCGTAAATAGGCTTGCTCCAGAAAAAATGAACTTTCCTTCGTCAGGTAGGTACGTGGAGGTCACAAGGCCCGAGCTGTTTATAGCCGCCTCAATTCCATAGACTGAATAAAACCCGGGATTCATGCTCACATTAGACGAATTGATCGCGTAGGTATTCGATCCGTCCGTCAAATTGTACATGGTGTTGGGCACACGGGCACTGACCAGATCGACACGAGTCACGTTCTTGATCGGTGTGGTCAGATGGAGGACGTATGAATTTCCACTCGGAAATACCTGGACGTCTCTGTTTTTGGAGTCGACAAACACGAGCCGACTCATCTACTCTAATTTTAGTTTAAAATTTCTAGGCCTGCGCCTCGGTCCAGAACAGATTTACTTGAGGTGCGATAGCGATGGCCGTCAAATTAGTTACCAAAATTGCAAGTACATCAGGTCCGTCGGGGAAAATCTGATTCCCACCGATGACGGAGTTTGCCATCTCCTTGAGGGCCGAAAGATCGAGGTTGTTTTGGTTATCTTTCTGGACGATGGTCGAGAAGATGCGCTCACCCGGGCCTGCGGTACCGGTGGCGCCCGTGTAGATCTGCGCAAAACTTGGCTGGGAACCGTTGGCTGCCGCGTTTATATTGACCCATCTAGTCGAATTTATAACGAGGCCCGTGGGATTAAGGATACCCGTGACATTCACCGACTGTGTGCTGGTCACCTCGAGCTTCTGGAGAAGAAGCTGAGCACGATTTAGCAATTCACGATTTCCAATGTCGCCCACTATACCGTTGCTCACGGATGGGCACAGGCGAATCAGGAAGGCGATGGACGTGGCGCCCACCGAAGCGCCCACAGTCACCGCCGTGTTTGAGAAGTTGAAGAAGTAACCACGATCGGTGTCAAAGTTACCATCCATGAGAAGCGCCGACCCCCAGTGGGTCAAGCTGGGTGTACACGTCACGCTCGCCAGAGAAACAGTCGTGTTTGAAAGATGCTCCGAGGCCGCCTGTCCGGTAAAGGCGAACAACTGATCATTGACATTATACCTCAGTGCAGACGCCCGCCCAGAAACCGTGAAGGTGTTTGACGTCTTGGCGCTATACGCAATAAGCTCGTTATCGATCGAGAGCGTCCCAGAGTTGGGGAAGTACGTAGTGGGTTCGTTGACCACGAGAGTTGTTGACGCGGCGTCGATGTCGGTACTCAGCGAGGTCTGGGCCGCCTGACACTCGTTCACGAGCTCGTAACGCACGGGCAAATTACCCGTGCGCATATAGGCCTCGTCATTGATGTTGTTGTTGCGCAGGCGATGCGCGTAGACCCAGTTTCCGTCGGCGCCACGGACCATGAAATCGACGAAGCCTGCACCGTACCATGTGTACTGGAGCCCAATCATCTGCATCTTTGTGAGATCGATGCGGAACCCAGACGCTCCCGACCCGTCGAGAGGATCGCGATTGAACTGACCCTGGGCCACGCGAAGCTCCTTGATTTTTGCCGCTTGGACGGGCGTCGAGGACACGATGTCCGCCACACCTCTGTAGGGCGGGTTGAAAGTCAGGCGGCCCTGCCCCTGAATGGACGTCACCTGGTGGGTCATACCACGGAGCACAAACTTGTCGTTCACCTTGAGCTGATCCTGGAAACGGGTCGTGGGCGAGACGAATGTGGGACTCGTAGGCGTCACCGTTCCGGTCGCCACGGTGGCCGGCAAGAACCCAATCGTCACCGTAGTTGGGGTGGTACTGATGACCCAGCAGGTTCCCAGAGAGGTGGCGTTGGGAAGGCTTGTGGTGTACATGCCGTAAACGAGCGTATGGGACGCCACACCGACCACGGCACTCGCGTCGCCGATATCAACGCTAATCGCATTTGGATTAGACCATGTACCGGTCGTGGTGCTGAGTGACCCTATCAGGAGCTGAGACCCGACCGTCGTCGTCACCGTCCCGGCCAGCTGGAACGTCGAGCTCCGGCGAACGACGAAGAGGGTCTGGCCGTCGTACTCCCAGAACAGGCCGTTCTGATCGTCGAAACAGCCGGCGCGGACCGAGGCGCCGTGCCAGTTCGTCATGATGAATCGGGGCTGGTCTCCCAGAACTGGATTCAGAGTGCTGATCGGAGAGGTCGAAACCACGTTGGCCGTCGTGCTCTCCACGACCGAAGAGACCGTGTAAGTGCCGTTGACGTTCGCGGTTGAGACGCCCCTTATGACGATGGTGGCGCCCGCCTGAGGCAGACCGTTCGGGACGCTCGACACGACCGTGATGTTGCTCCCGGCCAACAAAGAAGATACGGTAATAGAGGCGATGTCGTTGTTAGGGCAGAATAGGGTACCAGAAGACCACAAGAGCCCCTTACCCGACTGGTACCGGAAAACCTTCTTCGACTGGCGGACGACACTAGCGCCATAGGACGGCTGTGCAGGGCTCATAAGCACACCACCGTCGAACGGGCGGTGGGTCGCAAACGAGTATGGGTTCATATAGATGTTGGAATTGGCTGCACTCGCCGTCGTAAGGGTCCCCGTAGTGACCACGTTGAAAGTGTTGGCGCTCAAAATATTAGAAACAAAGAAGTTACCGTTGAATGTGGCTCCAGCGGCGTTGGAGGTCAAGGGGGTCCCTGGTGATAGACCGTGCGCATTGAGGGTCTTCACGGTGACGTTGGAGGTGCCGCTCGCAATTGCAGAAACCGTCATCTTCATGGTGGCGTTCGAGAAGACCCCGCCGCGGCGAATCACCGAGGCGGCCGTCTGGACGTTCGAGGCGGTCACGAACCCCTTGGAGATGTAATTGCACGTGTTGCCCAGGGCCGCCGCCGCACCCACGTTTGAGGTGACCAAGAAGAATCCCTCGGCGCGGTTGGCGTTCTTCGCCTCGTTCGAAAGCCCCTGGACCGCGACGACGGTCCCCACGGGTGGTGGAAATGACGCCGCGTTATTTGAAAAGAACACTGTGATATTTGCCGAAACCTGGCCGTCAGCCACTATGTTCGAAAACGTAAAGTCGGTTCCGGGCGTCTCGAAAAAGCTTGGAAAGCGCCGGAGCTCCTGATACGTCTGCCACTTGGTCGCCTGAAGGCCGTACTCAAAGTCGGCGTCGATGAGCGACTGGCCGAGGGATACACGCTGACGCTCAATCGCATCCGTCCCAAAGTCGTAGGGGCGGGTTTTGACCGGCAGCTGGTACTTGTCACCGACGGTTCCGTCGATATTCATTACTTTAGTTCTAGGTTTTTTACGGGGCGGGAACTGGGCTAAGTGTCCGCCTCAATTTCAATAGTAAAAGACCAATCCAGACCGTTGTTGTTGAGGAGCTGCCCGAAACGATCCAGAACTTGGATGTTCAGGCGGTCCAGACGGACACCACGATCAGTAACCTCAACGAGCTGGCTGTTTTGGGTATTCTCGGCCCAGTGCATGATGCTTCCGGAGCCGACCGTCACAGGCACCTTGAACGTGATCTGACTCGGCTCTTGAGACTGAGTCCCGAGGTTCTCTATCCAGATATTCAGATACGTGTCGAAGTTGACGATGTAGCTTTCGACGCCATAGAACGCCGTGCCCTGCTGACCATCGCTAAAGCCCATGAAGCTCAGGAGGGACAGAGGCTGGACGTTCATTGTGGCCACACCCGCTGCCGATGAGAACTGAATGTTGTTATTCAGGGCCCCTGTGCTAAAAGTACCCACACCCGCCGTGATGGTCGTGTTCATTGCGCTGACGAGAGTCGTCACCGAGTAGTTGCCCGGGGTCACGGTATACACAACCGAGTTGACGTTCATGGTGTTGTAAGGCGCCCGGACGTTATAGAAGCCCACGGGCAGCTGGGCATTCTTGAGGGCCAGAGACCGGATGCGACGATGACGATTGCCGAGAATGACCGTGCACTGGAAAGGGTTGCCTCCCACCTTGGAAACGGTCGCCTGCCCTGCTGGGTTGACGAGTGACGCCGAACCGGTATCGACGTGAATCTGGTACACGTGACTCATTACTATTCGAGGCTATTTTTTTATCATCGAAATGGCTGCCCAGTGATCCACGTAACCAGGGACCTCCGGGTCCCCTTGGTGACCGGTGTGACCCTGTGTTGCAGGTAACTCGGGAAGATGACCATGGTCCCTTGGTCCTTCTCGGCCACCTTTCCTACTGCAAATTCGAGCTGACCCCCTTCATAGTCGTCCGGATCTGAAAGCTGGATCGAGACGCTCAATTTACGATTACAATTGAGAGGACCCTCCCCGATATCAAAGTGCCAATCGTAGTGACCCTCCACGGACTCGTGATATTCCGTGTACTGCAGGTTCTCGGTCAGACTCGAGAGCTCGAAGTTGAAAAAGTCACGGTTGGCCTGGCCGACCAGGTTCACAATTTTGTTGTATAATTCACCCCACTGTTCCGTCTTGGGGATCCAGTAAATCCCACTCTTGCGCTTGTTGGTGTTCTGACCATCCTCCGTCAGACCAGGATCCAGAGGGAACTTGGCGTCAATGAGAGCCTTACACTCCTCTGGACTAAAAGCCTTGAGGAACCGGTAGTAATTGATAAGATTCGGGTTGTGCTTGGCGAATATGAACTGTAGGGTCTCCTGTGGTTTTTCAATTTTAGTTCCAAAATCGTGAACATAGTCCCGGTACGGACCATGGGCATCCACATAGTGAAGGAAGACCTGAATGTACTCTCGGCCCTTGAATGCCTTGCGCGAGTGCTCAATGTCACAGCCCTTGTAGATGACTCCATCACCCGGGCGTAGGGTCACGCTCCTTTTTCCCATGAAAATTGGCCAAGGGTCCGTCTGAGACAGATTCAGAGTCACAGAGTACTCGCAGCTCGGCCGGTCCTTGTGAGGCTTGAGGTCGTTTCCGTTCCGATAGACCCGACAGTACGAGTAGGTCGGACGGAGCTCGAGACCGGCCGCTTCACTCACCTTGGCGCACAAGAGGCCCAAGAGGGTGTTGCAGACGGGCAGGCCGTAGT